TCCGGTTGCCGAGGATGCTCCATGCTTTTCATCGCTTTCAGCGTCCTTTTTTACACGTTTTACTGTATATTCGATTGCAGCTTTAACAAGACCCGCAATGCTAATTTCTGCTCCGATCTTAATTTTTGTAGATGCTACCTTAGTATCATCATTATGTTCCTGGATTTCTCCGCTCTGCTCTACCTCGTGGTATACGCTTTCATTTGGATAATAATAATTCAAGCAATCAAGCGGATACTCGCAAACGTGAAATCCATGATCGCAAACTTCTACGATTTCTTCCTCATACTCTTTTCCTTCTTCGTACTGAAAGCCACGACAAGTCATATTTTTGTTAAATCCTTTGTAAGATTTGATAACTTCTCCCATTTAAACACCCTCCACTTTCAACTGCTTGTCCGCTGATACACTCAAAAGGATTAACTGTGCATCCATATCCGGCACATTGAACTCATTCAGTGATTCTGCGTTATCTACGAAAATCGGTACGCTCACACCGTATAACTCGCTAAGAGAACGGATAATATCAAGTCCTGCTACAATTCTGTGACCACTGTTCAAAGTCGAATACGGAACGCCATTTACAGTACACTCACAGCAATCTTTCATGCCGCCATTTAACTGCATTTCAAAAAGTTTGAAATTTACGGTCTTGAAATGACTGTTGATGGTTTCAGAAACCTTATCCAGTTTGAAACGAATAAACTCTTCCAACATGTAAAGAATCTGTTCCTGGTCTGCAACTTTCTGCCCGATTTCTTTCTGTTCTTCCTGCAACTGCCCAATACGCTCATCAATCTCAACATTCATAGATGCTTTTGCAATGATTTTATTTACATCATCAAGACGCGCCTGAAGCTCTTCTTTTTCAGATTTTAAGGATTCAACTGCTGCATCCTCTCCATTGGCGTTCATCTTTTCAATTTCTTCCAGAACTTCGTCATGCCTTGCTTTCAAATCCACGTACTCTTCATTCTGCGAATAATCGGCAATTTCCGGAATCGATGATAATTGCTGGCAAAGCTTTTCTTTTTTTGCAATAGCTTCCTGCTCCTTTTCCTTTAAGGATTTTATTTCTTCCTTTGCTTTGGCATTTTCATCCCTTAATTTTGTGATAAGATTTTTTCTCTCTGTGCCGATAGCAACCAATCTGTTCAGTGCTTTTCTCTTTTCTGTGTCAAATCTGATATTTTCTGATTTCATTTTTTCTTCCGCATCTGCCTTTGCTTTCCTCTTTCTGCTTTCAAAATCAGCCTTTAACTGCTCTATTTTATCTTCCGGCAACTTCTGACCACACAATGAGCAAATGGTGCTGTTTTCATCAAATATCCACTTGGATTCATCAAACAGATATGGGAATTCATCAAAAGTCTTTGCTTTTTCTGTGTTGTACTCCTCTCCAAGCCTTTTTCTCTCTGAATAAGCATTGGAAATAACCGTCTCGTTTTCTGAAACCCGTCTCTCTTTCAAAGCAATAGTATCTGCAAATCGCTTCATCTCGTTTTGCAAATCGCGTAATTCTGCTTCGATCTCGCTTCTCCTGTTTGTCAGATCGCGATTCATAGTCTGCATAATTCCAGACATATCAAACTGCAGCTGCATTTCTTCACGTCCTAACTCCATCATTACTCCGTCAGAATCTTTGATCTTCGCATCAATATCTGCAATTTTGGTTTCCAAGTCTGTTTTCGCAAGTTCCTGTTCTGCAACATCGATGTCAACCTTGGATTTCATGGCTTCGTCAATTCGGACTGGAATCTCTGCCTGCTTCTTCTTCCACTCGTTCAATGCTTTGGAAAATTTTGCTCTAATATCATCCGTAGACGGTGCTTTTTCCAATTCCGAAAGCAATGGTGCATACTTTGCGTCCGTCTGTGCCAGCTCTACATCTGAAACCTCTGAAACAAGTTTCATCAGAATATCTCTCTGGTCTTTCCATTTCAAAGAAGAAAAATACTGCGGATTAGTCAGCATTTTGAACATTTCCTCGCTCTGTGCCAATTCCGAAACATAAGCCTTGAAATCCGCTTCACTCTTCGGATAGCCGTCAATCTCAAACGAATTAACATTCCCCTGCAATACTGCCGTATCGGTTCCACGCTTCTTAACCCAGTTCTGTTTCTGTGTCTTGGAAAGTTCAACTTCCTTTCCATCTACATCCAGAATGGAAGACACCTTGATTTCCACGTTATCAATGCGGTTTCCGTCCTTATCCAACGGTCGAACATTGAATTTTTCCTCTCCGGAACTGTTCTTGTTGAAAAGCAGCCATGTAAACGCATCAAAGATCGTTGTCTTTCCTACGGCATTCTGCCCGCTGATCTTCGTTTTCACAGAGAAATTCACGTCAAGCATATTGATGCCCTTGAAGTTCTCGATGTGAATACTCTTAATCGTTATTTTCATTTTTCCCCTCCTCAATCACATCACATTTGCTTACGGAAACCTCATAAGCCACTTTCTTCTCAAACTCCGTGTCAAAAATCTTCTTGTCGTATTCTCGGCTCTGGATTCTTCCAATCAACTTAACACGGGTCCCGATTTTAAGTCCGCCTGCAAATCTTGCATTTCTTCCCCAGGCAATGCACGGAATGTAATCAGATTTCCCATAATCTCTGTTTACTGCAATCAGCATGTCTGTGATCTCGCGACCAAGTGGCGTCTTTCTGTAATTCGGCTCTTTGCAAACATATCCATTGATCGTAATGCAATTCTTATCAATATTCGCATCTTTTGAGTCAATCGCCTCAATGTCACAAACAAACACAGATAAGATCAACCGGCGTCTGGTACCTTCCTGTTTGTTGAATGATCTATAACTTCCAGAAACCCGTACCGCCATTCCTGAATATCTGTCCTCCATATCAAACAGTCTTTCTGAAATGGTTAATGGGATCTCGTCTACGGCGCCACTCTTTCTTTTTACTCCAAGAGACATTTTGTAAAAATTCTCTCCGTATGATTCATACATAAACTCCGGCTCTGAAATAATCACGCCTGCCAGTTCCACTTTGTTGTTTTCCATTGTTTCTTTATTCATATTTGAAATTCTCCTCGTATTATAATGTAGTAGTGTTTATAGACCCTCTCCAAAGTCTGATTCCGTTTCTTCATGAAGTCTTTCAAGTTCAACCGTCCTGTTCATTATGCTTTTTGCATATTCAGTGCGATTCTCGTATGTTCTGGTCAACGCATCTGATTTTCCGCTATAGATCATAAGGACTGTGCTCATGTCTCCCTCATATTTTTCAAACAACTCCGCCAAATAATCGCATCCAACGAGAATATTCCCATACGGATCATAAAGATCTTCTACTCCAAGACGTTCCATCCGGTCTCTGTGATATTTTTCATAAATTTGCATGAGACCTTTGCATCCACCATTCTCCACATCGGCTTGTCCACTGCTTTCATGCTCGATGATCGCCATTACCATTTCCGGGCAAATATGATATTCGTTTGAAATCTCCTTTCTATAAGGAAGATACTCATTTGAAATCCATGTATCGCTCGGTTCCGTTGCTGTCGTATGTAATGTAGTTAATACCATAGTCAGTGTCATCACCATCAACATAATAATTATGATCTTCGACAATCTCTTCCGCATCCTGCCATCCTCCTTCAATTCTTGATCCGGCATACAATAAAAGTAAGCTGATTATAGTCGGTATCGCTACAATAGGATTTTCCGTTGCATCCGCACACATACAAAGAAAAAAAATCGCCGCGCCTACAAATTCAATCACCTTTGCCAACTTCTTCATACGCACTTCACTCCCGCCACTTATAAGAATCACTTTCAATTTCCTGCCCGTGCAAGGACACAAAATCTGTTATTACCGCAATAAATTCTGAATTGGTTGGCTTCCCCTTTTTCGGCGAAACTGTATAACCAAAAATTTCATTGATCGCATTCACATTTCCATTTATCCATGTGACCTCTATTAAGTTCCGGATCTTTCTTTCTACTTTGGATACGGTAGTTTCGTTCTCTTCTGCGATTTTTGCATAAATTTCCTTCATAACACATCTAAGCGCATCCCTGTCGTCCAGACATTTCTCTATCGCTCTAATTGTGTATGTGTATCCTTTGAGCGAATGGCTTGCGCCGATCTGATCTAATGTTTTTCTTAAAGCAATATTCGTTTGTTTATCCATGAATTTCTCCTGTTAATCTTTCCAATTCCATATTTTTGTTGGAAACTACCAGTTTGCCAGGCTATTCTTCATCAGCGCAACCTCTTTCCAAGAACTTGTTGACGAAGTATATCTGACCTTTACCGGTTACCTTGGTTGTCCGAGTGATCCTTACTGATCCATCCGGATTCTGCACGTTGCTTTCCTTTACCTCGAATAACCCCTGTTCAACATATCTCTGCTGCGGCATATTCTTTGATGAACCGTTTTTAATAAGGAAGTTATTCTCACGCAACCACTCAAACAACCGCTTCTGCCCTATCTGATAGCCGTTCTGGCAGATCAGCTTTGCCAAGTCTCCGATAAGAATTGATGTGTGACTTGTTGCCACTGCATCGGCAAAGATTTCTTTCGGTTTCATCCTCTGATTTTCAGCAATCAGACTGGTGTTGATTTCCTTAAGGCTGTTGATTTTCTCATCAGCCATCTTTAACGCTCTGGCAAATACCTGCTCTGGTGTGTTCCACGCCTTTTCCAAGTCGATGAGGTACTGGCGAATTTCTTTTCCTTTTTCCGTTCTCTGCAACATACAAATCTGTTTTGCCATATCAACAGAAATATCAATATCGTCTACCTCTCGCTGAACCTCTCTGGTTCCCTCGATTTGAACCCGTACTTTTTTGTTCGGGGTTGAAAAATCTATGCCCTGTACGAATCCATACCCAGAATATCTTTCAAACCATTTACTAAAACGTTCTGTACCTTTAACTCCGTCTTCTTTCGATAATAAATCGTATAAATCTCTTGCCGATACTGTCTGTGTATCAAAATTGACTTTCACTAACTCGTCCATTCCATCCAACTCCTTTCCGTGTTATAATCCTCCATAAGGAGGTGGTAACCATTAACAAATGTCCACTTAACGATTTTAGAGATTGCATCCGCGATTGTGCTTGGTATGTTTCCAGTTCTGATTGTTGTGCTGTTCATAAATTAAGTAATTTAAAAAGCATTAAAAATCTTTCAGAGCTAAAATCTATCGAAAGAAACATATCTAGCATCGAATCAATACTCAATCGGCATCAATCCTAATAATCGTTTCAGCGATACGGTCGATTTCGCCTGCAATGCGAATTTTTGTTTCCGTATCTGATGTTTTCTTACTTTCCTCTGCCAGCGTTTCGATTTGCTGGTAGAGGGTATCTTTTAATTCTTCAATGCTATGCAACATTCTTCTCCTTTCTATGTTATAATTCCCTTATCATCAAATAAGGGAGGTGTAATTTTGAACGATGAATATGTATCTGCCTACGCTATTGCTAAAATCTGTGGATATAACGGTTCTTTCAATGATTTCAAAATCAAGTACGACCAATACTGCGAAGAAATCAATGAAGAAATTTCGGAAGAAGAACCAACTTTAGCAAAAGTATCTGCATCTACTAATCCTTTCCGTAGGCACAGCCCGTTCTAAAATATTTTGCTAACGGAGCAACGGCGTTGAGAACATTGATAGACAATCTAATGTTTGTCTCATCAATTTTCTTTTCGCCATTAAGAATTTTGCTGTAATCATCCAAAACATTAAATGCGACATGCTGCGCCATTTCTTCAATGTCAATATATCTTCCGTCTTTACGCTCAACAATCGTTGCTTTTCCAGATGAATCCAAAACAGAATATCTTGATTTTTCCAATGTTTTTACATCTCCTTTCTAGTAACTTTTTAAGTTACTTTCTTTGCAAAAAAAATATCCATTGGATTTTGGATGTGAAGGTTATCAATCATAACCTGAATTTCGTCGCTTCCAAAAACGCCCTTACTCATTCTCATATAAAATGTTTTTGGCGTAACTCCAATCATTTCCGCAACATCAGCCTGTGTTTTGCCATTTTCAGCAATAACGCCGCGAAGTTTGTTTGTATCAACCATCTGACTACTCCTTTCTAACTTCGTAACTTTTGAAGTTACTTTTATTATATTCCATTTTGGTAACTTGTCAAGTTATTTTTTTCTTGACGAGTAACTTTTTTGTGTTATAATAAAGTTACCAATAGGAAAGGAGGAAAACTCAAATGACAATCGGAGATAGGATAAAAAAGCAGAGAGAGCTTTTAGGTATTTCACAAGTAGAGCTTGCAGAGAAAATAAAAGTTTCAAAGCAAACACTATATAAATATGAAAACAACATTATTACTAATATTCCAAGTGATAAAATAGAAATTATTGGGAAAGTTCTTGAAGTTTCTCCATCTTATTTAATGGGTTGGGAAGATAATTTAGAAAACGCACCAGATATTCTTCCAGACCTTATGTCAGATAGTGAATTGCTGGATAACTTAAAAATGCTAATGAAACTTAGCAAAGAACATAGACAGACTATATTTGACAATATAACCTATTGGCATGAAAAAGAGGGGCACTAAATGCCCCACTTTTTTTTGAATGAAAGTATTGTGTTATATAAAAATTTCAAAAATCGCTCGTTGTCGCACTTAACGACCATTTCAGTTATTTTTTCCTTGTAAAACGCTGTTTCCTCATTGAACTCATTTTCCCCCATTTTATTCTCCTCCAATCTCTGCAACCGATAATGTTAATGCCATTACAGAACGTACGTTCTTTGCAGTCAACCCCATACAAAAAAATTACCATTATTTGCCAGTAACATTTGAGGGGGCAATGAATCGCCAAACATCGCCCCCTCTCCAGAACTTGAAGTGCCCTTATCGGACAATTTTATTTTACAAATTTTGCCAGCATTATTCAAATCATTTCGGTCGCAAGTTTCGACATAAATCGTATGATTTGTCACTTTGGGTCAACAAAAACGTTTAAATTGCGAAAAACTTATAACGTTTTTTACGTCATATTTTAACATGCATATATTTCGTGCGTCAAACAAAGCTTTAGCACAGTTAAATAACATAGGTAATTATAAACAAACCGATACGCTGTTAGTTAGCAGTAAATTGTCCGCTAATATAGAATACGAGCTAAACACTTTACTATTAGCAAAAGGGAAGTGGTTAGTAGTATCAAGCGGCGAATTGAACGCACATACACCTTTTGCGTACAATTTATGGCTAAAAAAGAGTAATGGTGATTTATATGGATCAATGGCGTATTTGTGTACTCCTCATACAGATACGGGCATATGGGCTAATTTTTTGCAAACTTACACTATCAATGTAACAAGCGATACAGCAACCGTCAGCGCAACGATCAAGCATTATGCAGCTGATAGCAACGTAGAAATTGGATGGGCGAGAATGATGGCTATACGTCTGGCATAGAACACATTACCGTAAAAACTGTGATCAGCGTGCCATTGTACTCCGTGTTATTCAGCACAGAACGAAGAGCAGTCCCATTGTTAATCGTTTTTGCAAGAGCACCGTGAGTAATCTCCGATCCTAAAACGTTGACAGACAACACTATTATAGGTGTTATTTTAAAACTCGATATGTCAAGTTCTGCTACTCCGTTAGTATAAGCTATAGGACGAGATATGGCCACTATAGATGCCGGTGTATGCTCTTTATTTGAATTAACGTAAAATACAGTTTGCGCTAAAGCTTTGTTTTGCGACGAGATAGCCCCCGTTACCGTTCCGCCACCAATAGAGGATATGTCGGTAGTCCCGAACATCTTATACAAGTACCGCACGTTTTTAAACATCTGCGATACCTTCGCAAAAAGAGAAGTATGCGTTTCGCCACTTGTCAGTGTAGCAACGTTTGTCCACGATGGCGCTGATCCATCTGCCACATCACTACTTGTAAATGATGTGACATTGCTCGCTGTGTCTCCACCTGTCGCTACTGCCCCAATGTTTTCTGGGGTGAGATTGACATTTCCTCGCCGATAGGATGTTTCTTTTGCACCCTTGACCCCCGTCACCGGGGTACCGGCCAGAACATCCCACTTTCCGTCTGACGTTTTGTAGATATTCGCGCCGGCGGGAACTGCATTGCCGGAGCCCTCTTTAAAATCGTCCGTGGTCGTAAATTCATCCGAAATATTGTACATCCATCCTGCATTGACATCCGGAAGCGCCGGAAGATCTGCAAAAGCCACCGTGCCATGCGGCTGCAATCCACCTTTTAGTCCCTCTGATACGTCTTTTGCCTGCTGATAATAATATTTAGCATTATCAGAGTCCTCTCCCTCCCGGCTGCCAGTACCGCCAACGGCATAACTCTGTGCTTTGGTTGCACTATCTGCTGCAGATTCTGCTTTGCCGATAATTTCTGTTGCTTTCTGTGTTGCGATTGTGGCTTTATCTGTGGCGGTACTGGCTGACTGACTGGCAGATGCCGCTTCACTTGTGGCTGTGGCTGCATACTGACTGGCGGATGTCTCACTGGCTTTTGCGTTAGTCTCGGATGTTGCTGCCGCCGTGGCTGACTTCGCCGCTGCTGTCTCTGACGCTTTGGCATTGGTTTCGGATGTTTTTGCCGCTGTTTCACTGGCTTTTGCGGCATCCTCACTTGCTTTGGCGTTTATTTCAGACATTGCAGCATTTTTCATACTGGACTCCGCTTTTGCCACTTCCACTTTGATTTTCGCAAGATAATTAGGCTCTAAATGCTTTTCCTCGATACTTCCCTCTTTAACGATGGCAGACACTTTTCCCTTTTTATCAATGTAAAAAGCTACCGTATCCGAATCAAGGAACTCATACTGTGTAATCAGTGCCGACAGGTCTATGTACTGCTTCGTACCATCGATCAGAGTCAAAATAATCTGCTGTGTAGTCTGGTCATAATCGAAGTTGACAGCAATTTTCTCCATCTGTGTGTCAATGGTAACCCTAGATCCATTTTTCTTCGTAATAGTAATAATTCCGGTAGATTCCTCAAATGTCACATCTGATACAAGTGTAGCAACCTCTGTTTTTGTTGCCTTGGTTGTGTCAAGCGTAATCACACGGTCGTCAATGGTATCTGTGGCACTGTCCAGATTGTTGAGATTTGCTTCATTCAAAGGCGTAGCATCGCTCGGGTAATTCTCCCAGTTGATACGTTTATATACTTTATTCATGATCCTCACTCTCCTTTTTAAGATTTTCCTGCATCTGCTCCCGCTCGGCGATAACGTGCCGGTTTGCTTCCGCTTCTACCTGGTGCAAAATATCCTTAAGTACCAGATGCTTAACCTCAATCGGAATATCAACACTTGCATTGATAAAATTGATAATGTCATTCTCAAACTCACGAATTTTTGCATTGACCATTTTCTCATTCTACTTTCTTTTTTAATTCTTCTAGTGCCTCTTGCTGTAACTGTACTGCAGCGATCAGATCAGCGATCAGTTCCGTTTTGTCAAGCGCATAATAGGTATTGCCATCCGGATCTGGATTCTCGGAGCAGATCGCCCAGTCTTCATCTCCAATCGCAGTCAGTACCTCCTGTGCAATCAGACCATGCCGGTAATGTTCCGCGGCGTCATAGTTATAAATAAAGCGGCACGGACGCAGAGACTGTATAAGCGCTGCGCTTTTTTCCCGATCAAGAGATTCTATACCGTGTTTTAGGCGCTTGTCCGAATAAGATTCCCACCCGTAGGATGAGATTCCTTTTCCGGTCGACAACATCTGTGCAATCGTATTGGCTGATGTATCACGCACTGATACTGCCGAATAGCTGGCTGTGAGTTCCCTCGTATCTGCTACTGACTTCAATCCATCAGTTCCTATCTGAACTAGAGTTCCGGATCGTTTAAGTTCGATCAAGTTGTCTGTGCTCTCTGCCGCTTCAATATGCACATATCCGCCGGTCATCTCCATAGAACCCTTGAGTTCCAAAAGATCAGCGCGGATCTTTATACCCTCCGCAGACTGATTGATCTCCGATACTACACTGTCGCGTGACACTTTTGACGTTATCCCCTCGGCGTTTATCTGGATTGCAGCCGCAAGTTCTCCCTCTTTATTTGTCGCCCGGTTTACCTCTGCAGTAATGCTTTCTGCTGTCTGGGTTATCTTTGAAGACAATGTTTCCTCTGCATTTGTTGCCCGGTTGACCTCCGCTGTGATGCTCTCCGCTGTCTGGGTTATCCGCGATGATAACCCGTCAGTGGTATTCTTTACTTCTGACCGGATTTCTGTGGCTGTCTGTGTGATCTGTGACTGCAAACCCTTTTCCACGTCAACGATTGTCGATTTCGTCTCCTCAATTGAGCGTTCCAGAGTGTTGCTCTTGCCTTTCAGCTGCAATATGCTCCGCTGTATTCCGTTGACCTTACTTGTCCGGTACTCTTCCCCGTCCGCTTCCAGATCATCACGCAAAGCCTGTATGCCTTTCAGCGTGCGCTTTAGGATGTAAGTCTCGATCAGTTCATATTTTGTAGTCAACCGTACCGCATCTCCGACCTCAAGGCATGGATTTCCTTTGCAGTCAGCACTAAATGGTCTGTATATAATTCCTTTTATCTTTGATAACGTTTTTTCTCCAATTTCGTTTAATTCCTTTGTCCCTTTCCCATAAACAAGGAAATTTCCCTCGATCACATAAGTGTTTCCGCCATCACCTACAATTGCTCCTATATCATTCTCTTTTTCACGAATTTGCAGTTTGTCAATCGTTCTGACAATATAATCTTCATATTGTGCTGAAATGTACTGGCTTTTACTTATGCTAGTGCTCTTTGGATTTCTAGGATAAAGATCATCCGCCGGGTAAAGATCATTCGCCGGATAAAGCCCCTGCATCTCTTGCGTTAAGTACACATAGCGAAACTTTCCAACGCGTCCGATATTTCCCATACAACCGTTAATTTCAAGTATACAAAACAAAACCTCTTTTCCGCTTATGGCTTCGCCTATCGTGCTTTTCTCTGCGGTATCTGAACTTCCGCTACTTGATGCTTTCACTTCTACAGTTTTTTCAATAATCATTTCATCATTTACAAGAGATACTTCTTCCTGTTCCACTCCAAAATGATTAAAAAAGCTATCTCTGAATTGTTTGAGCGTTACCTTGCTATCTTTTTGTGGAAGTATCTGATTGTACCAATCAGTAACATCAGATGATAAAATATCATACAAAGCATCGTAAGCTACCACATCCCGGCACGTCCGATCTGCCGTAGGTGTGTCAGAATAAACCTTGTATCTTCCTATTTGGAATGGTTTATCTTTGTGACCATCAAGAGTCATCTTTGCAGTCAACCACTTGCCTTTCATTGGCAAGAATACATTGGACACCGTGAATTTAATCATCCCGGCTTCACATGCCCCGAATGTTAATTCAGATTCCGAACACAAGCTTTCTGTCAATTCAAATTTTTCTTGGTGCAGTTCGGTGTTTGTGATATTGATTTTCCCATCATCAGATACGATGTTTAACTGTTTGTCTACGCTGTCCTTTAAAAACAGGATTGAATATTGGTAATTAACCATCGTATACACCCCCTATAAATGCCAGTCTTACAGAGTTGTAGTGAATTTGACCTCCATACGTCCCGTATATTGTAGGTTGAAAATCTACCATATAGCCGTACTGTGTTACATAATCGTCATATTCCGGGATGTACGCCGTGATATAGCAGGCTCTTCCGGTTGCATTAGTAAACTGCTGACGGATTTTACTTATAATGGCATTAAATTCCGTGTTTGTAAGCATAGCCCGTGTTTCAAACTCAACTTTTAACGCCTTTAATTCCACGGCATTTCTATGTAGATAGCCGTTAGCGTCCGTATAATCATCTAAGTCCTGCATATTTACATATGGGCTATATGTCTCCGGTTTCATAAAAGACATTGGAACTGTATAATTTCCAATCTTTAACAACCATCCGCTGTACGCCATGTTTCCACCACCTAACTGTTTTGGTTTGCGGCTGTCTCAAATGACAGTCGGTAAAATTGGTATAAAAATAGCACCTACCAATTTGATAGATGCCACTTCTTTTTCTTTATCTATTTTGTGATTACTTCGATATTGGTCGCTTTAATCACAATTTTCTCCGGCGTGTGAATTACTTCCGCGTTTTATGCTGCAATTAGCTTTCTTTCTTTATTCGTAATAAACGACTTTATTTCATCATATCCCCAGCCACAATCCACAAGACCGCTCACTACCATCTCTACGGATTTCACTTTTGCAAGTTCTTCTTCTGATAGAAAATCTCTTAAATTATCCTGCTTCCCTATTCCGTATTCATCTCTCAACTGTTTTGCAGATTTCCCCAAAACTGCCTTGTAAACCAAATCTGTATAAGTAGAATATGCGTGTCCATGCATCCTGTCATTTTCTCCAGACTGTTGAATTGCCTTTGTTAAAGCCTGCCTAACGGCAATACCTTTTTCTCGTTCTTTGATTTTACCAATAAGAGCCTTCTCCATCGCATTAAACTGCTTGATATAAGCCAGTTTAAACTGCATGGCTTTTTCTCCTGTATACCCCATGACTAAAAGTGTAAAACCGTCTCTGTTCATGTAATACATAGGATTTTTCTTCCCATTTGATGCTGTATAAGTCTCTTCATAGAATAGAGCTGAAAATTCAGCGCTACTAATATCATTCTGAATATTTCTTATATCAGCAAGAACATTCTTATGCTCCTTACCAAATGTTTCCGCCACATCAAGACTTGTTACTACCGTTACCTCTTCTTTTTTTACTGTCTTAATTTCTACTAACATATACCATTCCTCCTTGATGGTTTTTATTAAATAAAAAGACCACCAAAGACTGAATTTCTTCAATCTCTGGCGGTCACGAATCCGCACCTATTCCTCATAGGCTTGCAGGACGTCCTAAATTTCTTTAGGTCTTACCTGCGTGATTTTTAATTATTTTGTGTTCTATACCATATGCCAAAATCTGTCAATCAAATTCCAACCTCTGCTGCATATTGGCATCGTCAATCTGTTCCTGCAAAAAATACGGCGTCTGATAGGCATTTATCACTTCCACTGCCTTGTCGCACTGGTTACGCTTGATGCTCTTGTAAGACCGAACACCAAAGTTGTATTTCAGATTGGCATACAGATTGTTGTAAACCTTTTGGCGCAATCCACGGTTGCTGTATGCGCTTGACTGTTTGCCGCCCATGATTGAAACGCCTTTCTTTCTGACAGCTTCCGTAATGCGGTCGGCTTCCACCGGAAGTATTGGCAAATCCATCTTAAGGCTTTCCAAATCCGCCTTGATTTCGTCTACCTCGGCTTTCAGTTCCGTGTGCCCCTGTGCAAGCAATGCAATCTTCCCATCCGTGGTCTGCGGCATCATGTATGTACCAGTCTTGCGAATAGATGGGAGAACTTCGGATGTTACCCATTTCTTGAACTTCTTTGCACTTTCCAGTTTGCTACCAAAGATGAGTGAGTAAAGACCACTTTCATTTATAACGGTTATATCCCTATTCTGACCCTGACTCACCATTTTGGTGAGTCGCTTATCCTCTTCGTCTACATGACGGTTAATATCTCTACTACCGTTTTGGTACCCCAGAATATCCGCTACGTCTTTTCCTACAAACCACGGCTCATTGTCAATGACTACTGTTCTAATATCTCCAAATTCTGGATTGTTAAAAATCTGAATATCGTTCATCAGCAAATCCCCCATTTCTGCTTAAATGAAATAATTGTGTTCAAAATAAACTGCAAAAATTTTTCGTCCTGTATGCTCTGGATCTCCGTTATCAGCTGTTCTTTCATCTTGCACCGCCTTTCTTTACAAGGCGGTAAATACCGTCGTGATCTATTACGTCCTCATCATTCAAATCTGCCATAAATATTACAACGCCGCGCAACAATTTTTCGTTATCACATTCGATTGCGAGCCGAGAAAGCAACGATCTGTACTGCTCAATTTGGCTCGGCAAATAAGTTCCATCCTTTTTTATGATTTCATTTCTGAAAATGTCCTTAAGAATTTCACTGGCAATATCAACCTCGCCGGATTCGTTCTGCAGTCCGAGCAAATTCATGGCTGATGTTACCACTTTGCGAAAACCAATCGGAGAAAAATTATCAATGTCCGTTTCGGTACTCCAACCACGGTTATACTTCATCCTCTCGATTTCCACAACATGATTCACTTTCTCCATCAGCGCGTCACTATTAAGTATCGTTCTTACAATTTCTTCAATGCTTCTCATAGATTTTACCTTCCTTTCGTTTGCTGTTTGACAACCATTCCAAAAAGCGGTATAATCCATGTATCAACCGCTTTTGGTGGCTGTAAGTGTAAGAGTAACCGTTACTTGTCTAGGGCTTCGGTTGCTCTTATTTCGTTATAGACCTTATCAATCCCCTTCATTACTACATCATATTGCGTCATTCCGGTCTTTTCACAGCAATATAGAAGTTTTTCTCTATCTTCTTCTGTTGCTCTTACTTTTATAATGTTATTTTTGGGATTATCTGTCGGTCTTCCTGTTCTTGGTGACACTGTTTCATCTCCTTTCTTTTGTGTACACATAAATGTTAATATATGAGTACACAAAAGTCAATACCCTTTTGAAATATTTTTCAAAAAAAGAAGCGCATCTCTGCGCTCCCTCTTATATACCCGCTTTCCCCAGCCTTTCCCAATCTGCATCCCTAGTACATTCATCCTTTTTCTTCAATAAGTTTTCGTTCTCTTTTTCCAGTTTTTCTATTTTTATTTCCAATTTCTTTTTCTCTTTTTTCAATGCAATATTCTCTTTTTCCAAATCGTCCGCACGAATAAGCGCGTTTGACTCCCGATTAAAAAGATCAGTATTGTGCGCCTTTAATGCATCTTTTTCTTTATTTAACTCTCTTATTTCCCATTTGTAATTCTTTTTATCTTGCGTCATCTTAATTTTCAATTCTTCTATCGTTTGATGTGCTTTATTCAACTTCTTTTTGCACTCATTTAGTTCTGATTCAGACTCCCTATTCTCCATCGTAATTCTCCACATATTAAATCCAAATTTATATGAAAGTGTAGCCACAATCATTACATATAATTTTATTTATTTCATATGTTTGATCTTTTCTCAAAATCTTTTCCTTTTTATTTACTAAAGTAAACGGTTTAAATGGATTTAGATTTGCAGTGTATCTTGTCTTTGTTTTGCCTGGTACAAATTTCTGCTCCGTATAATGAGAACAATTTTCGCTCCCACATCTTGGACAGTAAACCTCTTTTTTTTCTCCGAATAAAGTATATTTATATATACCATTAAATCCCGTGTTTTGAGATCTTTCAACAGAATTTCTTAAGAATAATTTTCCAACACCTGTAATCTCTGGCTCTTTTGGGCGTTCCCACCCTCTATCATTTTCGTTTTCTTGTTCGTATGATTTATAAAATTCACTTTTCCCCGCAGACATTTCATTGTTTTCGTGTTGTTTCAACGGAAATCCGCAATTGATACACATTTCTGCTTTGTCTGAAATTTCTTTTCCACATTCAGGACATTTAATCAACGCCATGTGTTACCCCCCCGCCACTTGTAATAAAATAATTCTACCACAAGTGGCGGTATTTGTCATTATAAATCCAGTTCCTTTTTTATATCTTCAATCGTCTGTTTTGATGTTTCTAGATATAAAGGCAAATCTTCTACTAAATGTTGAAACTCTATATCTGTTTCTGGTGTATTCATTGTTTTTAATATGTCATTTTTCTGCTCATTATTGATATTGTTATTTTTTTCAAGTACATCGCAAATTTTTCTTATTGCATTTCCAATTCCAATAAGTGAACTCGGTACATTATATACCTTACATCCGCTTTCCAATTCATCTATTCCGTCATAGATACCAATAATTACTCTAACATTGTATTTTTTATCATACAACATATTTCCAAACCAACCCTTAAAGATTTCTCCCTCAATTTCAAAATCAAAAACCCCTTCTGAAAATTCATATCTTTCATAGAGTTTAGAAAATTCTTCAAATTCTTTCTTACTTTCAAAACTCATATCTAAAGTATACATTCTACTTTCTTTTACAAATTTTTTTACTGAAAATTCTTTTCCATCACATAATAATATAGCCATAAAATCCTCCCATATTGTTTTTTTGAAAACATTATATCATAGCATGAGAGGATTTCAACTATTATCCCCAAACAGGATCAAATGCCGCACTATCTCCATATCTTCTTTTGGCTTCGCCTTTATATACAGATTTAGCCGCATTAAATACATCATTATTACTTAACATTGGTTTTTTCAAAATTTCTGACAATAATTGATTTTGTTGTTTAAGTAACGCAATCTCTTGTTGTGACGTACTGTACACAGCATCACGAATACCTGTGATCTCCTGTCCACCGGCAACCGCTGTTTTCCCTCCAACAGTCCCCAGCATTTCTGCCCGTCCATTTTCTCCCGCCATAAACATACTGTACTGGCTTGGGAATCCTCCGGCGGCAAAAGTAGGAATTTTCCCGAGATTTATACTTCCGGCTCCAACAATCTGCTTTCCAGCAATGTTTACAGCGTCCCACGAAAAAGAAAGCTTTGAGTTCATCCAGTTTGCAAATCCGTTCCATATGTGCTTTACAGCGGCTATAGCATTATTCCATGCATTTTTTAATCCATCTGAAATACCACTAAATGTCCACTTGTCTGTTGTAAAATTTGGAGCAACATCTTGATTCCACCACTTATAGAATCCTGTGTTTTCCCACCATCCAGTAAATTCCTCCCACTTTTTAGATAGACCTTTTCTTATGCTTTCTCCAAGATTTTTCCATGTATTTACTGTAAACCATGGAGAAACTTTCTCGTTCCACCAAACGGCTATACCTGTGTCACTCCACCATGTAGAGAATTCCTCCCATTTAGTCGAAAGACCTTCTTTTATTCCGTTTCCTATTTCAAGCCAATGATCTTTAGTAAACCAAGGCAAAATATTTTCTTGAATGTATTCAGATGCTTCATTCCACTTTTCTTCTATTTTACCTTTTATTTCTCCTATTTCTGTCTGTATTGAGAGCTTTTTTTCTCCCCAATATTCCTTTACATCTTCCCACCATGAAGAAACATCCTCTAAAGTTGTTGTTAATTTATTGCGAACGGGTAGTTCAACATCTAATCCCCACCATTCTTTTACGTCGTCTTTAAACCCAGATATTTTTTCTCTCAAGTTTGGAAGAACAACTTCTGCTCTTAAGTCCACATTATCTAAACCATTTATTTGTTTCCACTCATCTATCCATGCTTTTAAATCAAAGCTACTTGGAACTTTTAGGCTGTCTGGTACATTATTGTTAAAATCGTTTAGTGCCTTTTGGTATTCATCTAAAGATGCATAATCTTCTTTTTTCGGCATCTTAATGTTTAAGTCAACTCCGTCTGAATAACGATCAAGTATTCCTTTTTGACTCAAAATGCCCCCACCATATGCATTTATCCACTCAAACGGATTTATAAGCTGCTTTAAGCTTTCTTGCAAATATTGTAAAAATCCACCATCCTTATATGCTTTTACTAGATTTTCTGCATCTTTTTTTATACTGTCTTTTCCAATAGTAAAAGTTAACGCCCCAACTGCAACGGAAAGTGAAATTGGGACTATATAAGAAAGAATTGACTTTACTGACTCTTGTCCAAACGCCGCCACAAACTTCTCACTAATCAGTTTTCCTATCGTTTCCTTAAGAATTTTACCTGTAAGAAATTTCCCTGCATACTTAAGTGCAAATGCTCCAATAATAAGAGATATTGTCTCAAGATCAATTTCACTCAAAAAATCCGTTACACCATCCCATACTTCTGACCACTTGATATTTCCAATTGCTGTTGTAATAGTGTCATATATTCCGTGAACCCATGTATTGATCGTTCTACCAAGTGCCGAAAAATCAAACGTTTCAAAGAAGCGATTCACTCCTGCGGCAATGGAATCTCCCAGATTTGTCCAGTCAAATTCTTCTCCAAATGACAAGGCTGTATAAATTGCTGTGTTCAGCGCACTTGCAATCGTCATGCCAACATCTCCGAACAATCTTGGTGTAATAAGACCATTAAGGAAATCTGCCAGCCCTTTTCCAAAGTTTCTAGCCTTGGAATAAATTCTATCCCAGTCAATAGATTCCATGGCATCTGATAACGCATCGCTGATATACGCCCCAAGTTCCCGCAAACTTCTGATCTGACTTTCATAGTCCTTGAAAATGGTGTCTACCTGTACCAGCCCACCTGACGCACCACCGCCGGATGCACCACCACCGCCGGAACCACCAGAACCAGATCCGCTTGAATTATCCGGAGTGGTAATCAGATTTAGTTCGTCAAAGGCTCTTAAGCCCTTATTCATCTTTTCAACGTTCTTCGCTGCCTGTCCAGTGCTGTCCGCTATATCAGCCGCGCTCCCTGCTGCATCAGACCAATCATCTGCCAAACCACCGGCAGAAATCTCAAATTTCCATCCGAAGATTGATCCTAACGCATTGGTTACTGTTGTTGCAAAAGCAATAACTTTCTGCATGACTGCATTAAGAGTTCTTACAAACGGTTTAAAAGCGTTAATCAGTGCTCCACCGATAATAGCCGCAAGCTGTTCAAATGACTGCTTAAGTATTCTTACCTGGTTTGCCCATGTGTCTGATGTTCTCGCAAAGTCTCCCTGCGCCGCGGCTGTATTTGCCATGACATACTGATAACGAAGCATGGTCTTTTCTGCCTGCGTCATAGACGAAATGTCGGCATCTAGTCCCTGTTTCATAGCCCACTCTTTAAGAGTAGCCTGTGTGAGGTCAAGACCGTATTTTCTTAAAGGCTCTGTCTCTCCGGTAAATACTGCCTGCAAGTTTCTAGCAACGTCAGACTGCTCCATATCATAGAAAGAAGCCATATCCGCGGTCAGCTTTGTAAGCTGTAGCGACATGTCAGCCATCTTTCCTTGTGAAAATCCCATGGCTGTACCCATAGCTTGGAATCGGCTTGCCACCTGTTTAGCGGTCAACTCTGACATGCCAAAATCCTGTATGGATGTTTTTGAAAAGTCCTGTATCAGCTTCTCATAATTGCCGAATGTGGTACGTACAACGTTCTCAACCTCTGTCAAAGAAGATGATATGTCGATAGCATCCTTGATCTTTGAAAAAGCACGAAACAACAGCCAGTATGATGCATATAGTTTTCCAAATGCTGACGCAAGACTAAAGCTGCTACTCTTCGCCTTGTTCGCAGATCCACTAAAAATGTTCAAACTTTTTCCGAGTGATGTTGCTGCTCTACCGGATGATGCGCCTGTTTTTGCCAAATTGGCAAGTGCTTCTGTCATCCGGATAATGTTTGCGCTTACGTTTGGTGCTTTTGAAAGCGTCTCAAACAGGTATTTAAGGTTATCTGCAAGCAAAGGTATGTTGTTTACCGCCCTGCCGCTTGCAACGCTTCCTAGCTTTGATATGGAAGTCACGAGGCTACTCATGTTTGTCATATCAAATTTCAGTTCGCCGATTTTATTCATCTGGCGCACAAAGTTCTGCAGCTGTGCTGATATCTGCGGCAAATTGGCTGTCGCCTGTGTAGAAATCTTACCACCAAGTTTGCTGATACTTCCTATCAGATTGGTCAAACCTGTTGTATCAAAGTTAAGCGTCCCTACGCTGTTCATCCCTTTTACAAAGTAAGCCAAATCGTCCTTAATCTTTACCAGATTATCAGTACCAACCGTGGCAAGTTTTCCGCCCATTTTTGATAATGCCGAAGCCGTATTTAAAATACTGCTGGCATCAATCGTTTTCGTATCTTTCATTCCTGCAGCAAGATTTTTCATTGCCGCAGATACACCATAGAAAGATGATGTGTCTATATTTGAGAATTTGTTTAATGCGGTGGCAAGTGATGTAATTTCTTTTGATTTTGCACCCTTAAACCCTGTTGCCGCGTCAGACATGCTTCTAATTCCAGATGCTATGTTTGACAGTTTACTGGTATCAAATGATAGGCTTTTCCCGAGATTGTCTAAACTTGATGCAAGTTTATCAATGGAATCACTTGCTTTTGCAGAATCTGCCTTAATTTTTATCTGTAATTCATCAATATCTGCCATGACCGCACCAACTTTCTACACATAATAAAAAGACGGTAGGCTGTGACACCTTACCGTCCTTGATTTTTTACTGAATCAAAATTTTCTGCCCTACATAAATTTTGTTTGGGTTCTTGATCCCGTTATCTTTCTGCAATTTTGCAACCGTTACATTGTTTTCTTTTGCGATCTTTGAAAGTGTATCGCCGCGTCGTACTGTATACGTTGTCTTTTTATCTGTAGACTGCACAGAAGCATCCGTTGATCGAATATCTCCATCGTTGCACCAACCTACTGCAACTCCATTTTTTGAAAAGCAATATGGATTGTGCGTACCCGCTTTGATTCGTGTAATCGTTCCGGAAGCATACTTGATGATCGCATCTCCAATACCAGCCGTGGAAGATTTGTAGTAAGAAGAAACCGTGATTTCCTCTCCAACCTTATGAAGTGTATTTTCTGGATCCGGCATGACATTTACCGTGTCTACCGCTACATACAGTTCATTCAGATCGACGCATCCGGAAACACCGGCTACAAATCCCTTTGAACTGTATTGCCATCCGTAAAGTTCATGAAGAATATCAGGCTTCTTGTCTTCCGGTGCGTCTGCCGTAATCATCATAGGCGTACTGGACGGGTATCTTGCGACCCAAAACGGGCAATCAATATGCTCAAGATATGGCTTGATATAGCTGTTGTAAAAAGACAGACCCGTGTATACACCAAATTTGCACCCTGCGGCTTCAATGATCTTCTGATATTCATTGATAATAGAGACAATCTTATCGCCAATATTCTGCTGGCACTTATCCTCTACATCCAGCCATACCATCACATTTCTTCCGCCAAGAACTTCGATCACTCTTTGCGCATCGGTCTGCGCTTTTTCTGCGTTGGTTGCGTAGCTGTAATTATATACGCCCTGCACCGGAACGCCAGCTTCTGTTGCTCCTGTCCAGTTTGCTTCAAAATACTTGTCCGGCTGCAAATCTTTTCGGATTACTTTCAAAATGGCAAATTCAACGCCGTTCTCTGCTACTTTTGACCAGTTAATATTTCCATTGTACCCGGAAACATCAATACCTTTAATTTTCATGTGGCACCTCTTCTTTCTTTGTGTGGCTCAACTCATAATTTGATTCCACGTTTTATTTGATAATCGTTTCTGGCAACCCTTTTCTTTCTGCTGCCACCATATACATTTGTTCTGTTATGATTGCTTTTCTTATATCTTTTTCTGTGATTTCTTTTCCGTTGATACTCTGCTGCCCGATAATAGGTTTTTCTATATATTTTGACCTTGCTTTTCTTCCGGCAAGGCAATGTTCTACTGCCACCGATACCGCTGACAATCCATACGTTCCAAACCACGTCCACATATCATTGTCTTTTTGCTTTTTCTCCAAGTTGTAAGCGTCCGCATATGGCTTTAAATCAGCCGGACAGGACGCGTCTATATCATGCACAGTAAATCCGTACCCTTTCGTAACTAAAAGCCAAAACGGACGGATTTCCGCGCAATATCGTTCCCATGTAAGATCTTCTGATTTCTTATCTGCTACTTTGTTTTCGCTGTTTTCTTCCGCTCCGCATTGAGCAGCTTCGATAAAAAACCGTTTTCCAGCAATTCGCTTAAAAGGCTGTTGTAAAGCTCCTGAACATCCGAATCATCAGAATCAAAGTAATCATCTAACATGGCGTATACAACGCCCATTTTCTCTTCTTTCTCATCCTCATTTGCCGGATTATAGCCAAGTTCGTCGCTGTAAAACTTTTGAGCCCCTACCAGAATTAACTCCGGAAGAAGAAAAAGCATGCTGTCAATAACATCAAGATCATCTGTCTTCTTCTCGAGACCCGCGATCTTCTTAATAATTCCGCTTTTTACTGTTGCTTCATATCCGAATTTAATCTGTAATTCTTTCTCTCCAAGCTTTAATTTTGTCATATTCTTTCCCTTTCTCCCTCTTTATAGGGAAAGGGCAGTCCGAAGACCGCCCTAT